TAAAAAAAGATTACTTTATAAAGTAAATAAGTTGAATAAGATATTGGATGATATGTCTGGGAAATAACCTGAGTTATAAGTTAGAAAAGAATTATGAAAAACATTAAACACCTTTTTAAACTTTTTGCCAAAGAAGAAGGGTCTGCTTTATTCAGTCTAGTCTCTAGTAATTGTCTGTTAGCATTAATATTTTTAAAATTTATATAACTATGGATGAAAAAACATTATTAACAGAACTATTAAAATTAAAATTTGATTTAGGGAATGATGCTTGTAACTCATATAAGAATAGTTTTGGGCATAAAATGTATTGGAGAAGTGCTGTTAAATTTAACCATAAATTAAACGAAATTATTAGAAAATATTATTTAAAAGAGAAACTATGAAATCAAAACAAACACTTAAAGTAGGACAACAGTATAAAGTTAAAAACTCACCAAATTGTCCAAGTAATAATGGAAAAATAGTTACTGTTAAAAAACTTTGTAATGATGACGATAATGACTCTTTTTACGATGAAAATGGAGATTTTTACTGGTTTATTATAGACGAACTCCAACTCATTACTCCAAAGAAAAATAAAATGAAATATACCTATACAAGAAAAACTATTTGGCAATTATTAGAGAATAATAAAATGTCTAAAAATATAACACCATCAGAACATATAAAAATACAAGAAATCCAAAAAGACCTATTAGCCAAATCTACTACTAAAAAGAAATCTAAAAAAGAATGGATACCTTGTGATTGTCCTAAAGGTGGTGGTTGGGAACGTGAAGATGGAAGTATTGAAATTTGTCCTAAATGTGGTGGAACAGAATGGATTAAAGTTAAGAAATCTAAAGAGATAAAACAATTTACTGATTTATTCTATTACTCTCAAAAGTACTACGATTTAGAAGCTAGACAGTCTGATGAATTTAGAAAATGGGTTAAACAAGTAACAGACACAATTAATTTATTAATTAAAAACAAATAATGAAAACAAATAATTGGATAATTCAATTTGATAAAAATTTTTGCCAGAGGGAATTTAACCCAACTGGAGAATATTCATATCTAATTATTGCCTACAATGAAAGAAACCCAGAAAAGTTCAAAGACTTCATAACTAAAACACTCCAACAACAGAGGGAAGATTTAATAGGGAAGATAGAGAAAAAGAAAATATCAACGCAAGAGATAAGTGAAATTCGTGAGCAAGGATTTTTTCAAGATGCCGAATCAGCTGAAGGTTATAACGAAACTATTGATGAAATTATAAACTTGATACAGAAGATGTAGGGTTTGATAGTAGTAAAATTATTTGACAAAATAACAACCGCTTGATATAATAAAAGTATGAAAGATAAAACTAAAAAAACAATTTGTCAGTTTTGTAGAAAAGAAATAATTTTAACTGGTAAGGGTAAATGGCGTGAAGATATACAAGAATATGAGTGGTATGAAGGCGGGTGTAATTGTCAAAAACAAAAAGATTTAGTTAATAGTTCAGCTAAACAATTAGGGCAACTAGGTGGGTTAATGACTTCTAAAAAATATGGTTCTAAACACTTTTCAGAAGCAGGTAAGAAAGGTATGGCTAAAAGATGGGGTAATTTAAAACAGGATAACAAATAATATGAATTGGTTTAAAAAAGAAAAAGAAGTAATTGAAGATATAACCTTAATTAAACACGTTAAAGAACAATGTGGACACGAGGGAGATTATGACTTTTTCAAAATTGTTCCTTTCCACCATCAAGATTGGATAGAAGAAAAAATTGAAGTAAAAGGTAAAATAATTAAAAGAACATTTTGCCCTATTTGTATGACTTATTGGGAAGAAGAATATAAAAAGTTAAAAGTTAACAAATATTATGACAGATATAAATAAATACCAAAAAGTTGATGATGAATTTTTAATACTTTGGAATAAAACAATGGTAAATGATAGTGGAAATATGTATTTTAAGGTTAAAGATTTTATTCATCAATCCCTATCCCAAAACAATAAAGCATGGCTTGAGAGAGTTGAGGGGTTAAAAGTAAACTTAAGAGATGGAGATAATACAAAGATTATATCAATAGAGGCTCACAATAATTTAATAGACAATCTAGTTAATAAGTTTAAGGAGGGAAAAGAATGAAAGACTATGTATCAAAACTAAATCTCTACGGTAAGATAACTGAAAAACACGCTGAAGAAATAAACGAGATGATAAATCAGTTAGTAGATGAAGCTAAGAAAGAAATCCAAGTTAGCAATCCCCTTGAAGAGGAGAAATATGAAACAAAAAGATTTAGCAGAATATGAAAAGAAATTAGCCACGTTAGATAATAAAGGAAATGTTCTATGTCCGGAATGTAATAAAGAACTAGCCCCTGATAATGAGTATGGAATAATAAAAAGATGTCCGGTTTGTGAAAAGAAAGAAAGATATTATAATGTCATGGTATCTATTGATGAACCAGGTGGAAGAAGAAGTTATTAGTTTAAAAAAAATATGAAATTCATAAAATATTTCGTATTAGTAACAACCATCATCTCATTCTTTGGATGTTTGGTATTACTAAACGATGGATCATTTGACTTTTATGCTTTCTGGAATATGGCAGCACTTAGTTGTGCTACATATGCTTTATTCAAAAAGTAATCAGATAGGGACTATAATGACTCTCTCAGAAATTGGGAGAGTTTTTATTTGGCAGATATTGTATAATACTGCTAATGAAACATGCTGGAGGTAGACCAAGTAAATATCAAGATAGTTTTGTGGATGAGTTAGATAAGTATTTAGCAACAACTGGAAAGGAACAAACTACATTACCAACAAAACAAGGATTTGCCCTATGGTTAGACGTAGATGATGAAACTTTAAATGAATGGGCAAAAGAACATAAAGAGTTTTCCGCTACTTTAAGACGATTAATGCTTTTACAAGGACAACAATTAATCAATGATGGTATATATGGAGGTAAGGAAGTAAACGCAACAATAGTTAAATTACTCTTACAAAATAATCATGGAATGAAAGAAAGAGTAGACAATACAAGTAATGATAAAGATGTAAATCAAGTATTAGTAAAGTTCATTGATAAAGATATAGATGAACCAACAAACGATTAATATTCCAGTTGAGTTCAAAAGATTATTTGACACAGATTGGAGAGAAGCTGCTATATATGGTGGACGTTATTCTCTTAAATCTCATACAGTTGCAAGACACTTACTTATAAAAGCTAGACAAAAGAAAACTAGAATAGGATGTTTTAGAGAGTTTCAAAACTCTATTGCTGAATCTTCGTATCAATTACTTGTAGATTTGATTAATCAATACAAACTTAATGACTTTGAACCAACGCAAAACTCAATAATAAATAAAATAAACGGATCAGACTTTTTATTCAAAGGATTATGGAATAACGAACAAAGTATTAAATCTATTGAAGGTATAGACATAGGATGGGTAGAAGAAGCACAAACAGTGAGTGAAAAGAGCTTAGAAGTATTGACTCCAACTATTCGTAAAGATGGCTCTCAAATAATTTATACATATAATCGATTACTAGAAGAAGATCCTGTACATAAAAGATTAGTAATGGAAGGACGACCTAATACTTTAATTATCAACGTGAACTATGACGTAGCTTTAAAATATGGTTGGATGCCTGATGTTATTAAATTAGAGATGGAAGATGATAGAGATAAACGACCGGCTTTATATAAACATAAATGGTTAGGTGAACCTTACAACCAAGAAAGAAAGATTTATAAGGATTGGGCGTTTATAGACGAAGTACCTCACGAATCTAGATTAGAACGCTATGGTATGGACTTTGGGTATTCAAACGATCCAACAGCAATAGTAGCTATTTATAAATACAATGGTGGTTTTATATTAGATGAGATAACTTATCAAAAAGGATTAAGTAATAAACAGATAGCAGATATTCTGAATAACCAAGAAAGAAAGGCTTTAGTTATAGCTGATAGTGCTGAACCAAAGAGTATAGATGAGATTATGATGTATGGTGTTAGTATTCAACCAAGTAAAAAAGGACAAGGAAGCGTCTTACAAGGTATCCAATATGTCCAAGACCAAAGAATAAGTGTAACTAAGAGAAGTATTAATATCATTAAAGAGTATAAGAACTTCTTATGGAAAGTAGATAAAGATGGAAAGATAATCAACGAACCAGAACATAGTTATAAACATAGTATGGATGCTATATCTTATGGATTAAATGATTTAAGACCAAACGAAGATGATGTCGGGTCACTACCAGACGAAACTGATTTATTTAATAATGGTTTTTACTAATATGGACGATAAATCTATACCACTTAATCCTGCTAACAAACAAGCCCATTTAGATATAGAGAAAGAGATAGCTAAAAGAAAGAATGGTTTATTTACTATGAGTATAAGAATAAATGGTAAACAGATTGTTGATATAATATTTAGAGAAATATGGAAAACAACTTAGGTTTTCATGCAATCTTAGAAAGAGAAGTAAATCATTTAGAATATGGTCAAATGGATATTAACCTTATTCTTCAAAATGGATTAGTGATACTAAAGACAGTAAATATACTCAAATCAAAGAGAATAAAATATAAAGATGGTAATCGCACTAGCAAATTAGATGAATAGGTGCTAAAATAAAATTAACTTTACGACATTCGTATCGCATAGCCGTCAGAATAGACGGCTTTTTTTATGGAAAAAACAGAAATAGACCAACCAAAAAACATAATCCTCACTAGAAAGGAAGCCTCATATAATTCACTCACTCAAAAAAGAGAGTATTGGGAAGAATATGAGAAGTTATTTCATAACGAGTTAAACGATACTCAATCACAAACTACTAAATCCCAAGTCTTTGATCCTAAACTATCCACAATGGTATTAGAGAGAGAAGCACGTGTAATGTCTCAACTCCCAACAGGTAAAGTAAGAGCCATGAGTAAAAATGATAAGTTTGGTGAGAAGTTAATGAACTTAATCTTAGACAAGTACGTTAATGTTAATGCTAACTCTCAATTTGATTTACTAACTAAGTATAGAATGGTTGACCGTTATTCAAACATATATGGTAATTTCTTTGCCTTTGTAGATTGGAGAGTAGATAAGAACGGTTATATTGGTCCTGATATGTGGTTACTTAATATTCGTGATGTATTTCCTCAAGTTGGTGCTGTAAGTATAGAAGATTCAGATTATATTATCGTTCGTACTTGGCAACCTATCAGTTACTTTGAAGGACTGCTAAAAAATAAAGAGTTTAAGAACATCAAAGAAGTAATCGCTAAGTTAAAAGACAAATCCAACACCAAAGATGATGCTGATAAAGATTCTCGTGAACTACACGACTTCCCAAGTAATCAATCTCCTAAGAACACTGGATACCATGAAGTCTTATCTATGTATGAGAGAGATAAATGGACTGATTATGTAACTGACGCTGATATGGTAATTCGTGAAATGGACAATCCACATGATAACGGAGAGTTACCAGTAGTTTGTAAGTATTCTATTCCACTTCTAACAGATATATTCGGTATGGGTGATTTTGAAAGAGGTAAAAGTATGCAATATACGCTTAATTCTCTTTGGAATCTTTACTTAGACGGTGTAAAGGTATCTATATTCCCTCCAACTCTAATAAATAAAGATTATGTAGCTGACCTTAATTCAATTAAATGGTCTGCTGCTGCTAAATGGTTAGTT